CCATGATGCCGGACAAACCGGAAGTGAAGGAATCGGGAAGCAGGGAGGAGAACGGGATATTTCCGATCAGCCCGCTTATGCCGCCGGACTGTGTCGAACCGGAAAGCACGGATTCGGCGGATGCGCCCCAGAGCGCCCCCTGAACGCTTGTCGCCACCCGCACGATGATCGGGTTCATCACCGCAATCTGGAGCAGTTGCGCGATGAAGCTTTTGAAGACGCTTTTGAGCGACGACAGCGAAAGCTTGCCGGTTTCGAGGAAATCTTCCCACATATTCAACGAAGCCGACTGAATGCCGGAAAACAGGCTTGTAAAGGCGCTTTCGGTCTGGCCCGCCGTATCAGACGCTTCGGCCTTGAATTTCAGAATGCCGCGCACGGCACCGTCTGCCCAATCGTTCGACGACTGGAGCGCCTTGAGCCCTTTCCACTGCTCTATGTACTCCTGCGGAATTTGAAGCCGTCCAAGTTCCTTCACCTGCGCGGCGAGGACTTCCGACTGGAATTGCAGGGAAAGCCCATACTCCCCGGTCAGTTCCTCAAGCTCCTTGTAAAACTCATACTTGTCGCGCGCGAGTTCGGCCAGACGCTTCTCCTCCTTTTCCTGCGCCTGACGCAGATCAAGATCGCGCTTGAGCCCGGCCTCAATCTCTTTCTGCTTCTTAAGCTGATTTGCTTGTTCTGTGCTGACGCCCTTTTTATTGGCGTATTTTGTGGCCTCTTCGTTGATCTTTTCCAGCGTCTTTTCATAGTCGGCAAGGATCTTTGCCTGCTCACGCGAAAAGACATCACCGGGGGCCGTGGCGAGCTGCGCTTGCAGGGAACGGATTGATGCCTCGGTCTGCTCAACTTCCGACTTGTACGACGCCGCGTTGTTCTCCATCTGGTTATACGCGGACGTGTGATCCTTCTCGGCTTCGCGCAATGCCTTTCTGTACGCCTCAGTCGTCTTCGCTTCGGCGTCATACTGCTTTTGCAGGCGAAAAGCCGTGTTGAGATTTTTTTCCTGCTCAACCGTCAGGCTACCGATCTCAATCCCCAACGCCTTGAGAGCCATGCCGAAGCCCTTGGAAGAATAGGCGTCCTGCGCGCGCTTCACGGCCTCCGGAGAGAAGTCGGAAAGAATATCGGACAGCTTCGAGCCCTTCATGCCGAGGCGTTCGGCTTGAAAAGCCCGGATGCCCTTTTCAAGCGCCGAGATGCTTTTGATCGCATCGGCAATATCAATACTCCATCCGGTGGAAAGGGAAGCCTTCGCATCCTCAGCGGCGGCAATGAGCTGACGGGCCGCGTCGGCAACGATGACAAACTGTCCGCCCGCTACCTTACCCGCCTTTTCCGCCTTGGCCAGCCAGTCAAGAATGGATGCAGCGAGCTTCGCACTCACGTCCGAAGTCGTCCCGAGTTTGTCGATCTCAAGGGCAAGTTTCGAGACGTCACCTTGTCCAGTGCGGATTGCCGTCAAAAGCTCAACGGTCTTTTCCCTGATCTTCTCAACAGCTTCGTCGGATTCGCCGCCAAGACCGAGCATTTCAAGCCAACTTTTGCCTGTTGCAAGGGACTGCATTTCCTGCAATGCCCGCGCCTGATCTTCGATAGCCTGTGAAGCGGAGAGCTTTTTCTGCGATTCCGAAAGCTGATCCGTGCTGGTCTTGGCATCATTCGCGGCTTGCGCCTGCTTTTTGAGCGCGGCGGCAATGTCGGAAGTGACGGAAGCATAACGCCTGCCGATATCTTCGCCGCTATCCTGCTCCGTGGTTACGGAGCCTATTGCGACGGCAACCAGCCCCAACGCGGCGGCAACCGGACCGGCGGCCTTGAAAATACCCGCAAAACTCACGGCCCCGGCTAAAGTCTTGAGCGTTTGAAAGACGGCGACAAGGCCGGATATGGACTTGATGAAAGCATATACCCCGGCGGACCACGCCGCCCACTGAAGGCCCTTGCCGACCACGGCGGCAACTATTTCCCCATTATCCGCGAGGGATTTCATGCCCTCGGCGAGTGTTCCGAAGACACTGGCGACGGAATCGGAATCGAGTATCGTCGCCTTGAGCCGCGTCCATTCTGTGGAAAGACGATTCATCTGGCCTTGCAGTCCATAAGCTGCTGCCTCTGCGGCGGCCCCAAACTCCTCCTGCATGACTTTGGCAAGCTTCGGCAACAGGTCTTCGGCGGTGAGCTTGCCGTCGGCCATAAACTTATCCAGCTGGGCGGTGGTCATACCCATAGCCTTCGCAGCGAGCTGAAACGCGCCGGGGAGACGTTCGCCGAGCTGTCCCCGCAATTCTTCGGCCTGCACCTTGCCCTTGCTGATCATCTGCCCAAGGGCGAGAAAAGCCCCCTGCATATCGTCTTGCGAAAGGGCAAGGGCGGCACCGGCGGATGCCACGGCCTCGAAAATGCCGTTCATGTCCTTTTCAAGCGATGAGCCCTTGCCCGCCGCAAAAAAGGTTTTTGCCGATTCCGCCGTGGACTGGAATTGCAACCCCAAGCGGTTGCTGACGTCATAGAGATAGGAAAGCTGCTGTTGTGCGGCGGACGACGAGCCGGTGATCGTGGTGTAGGCTTTCGAAAGGCGATCGGCTTGAAGCGCGGCTTCAAGGCACGCCTGCCCGCCGAAAGCCACGGCGGCGGCAAAGGCGAGCATGGCGGCTTTTGACAAACCGAGGCCGTTCGACAGTGTCGCCAGCGCCCCGCGCGTGTCACCAAGCTCGGCGCGGAATTTGGCAAGCTGAAGCGTGGAAAGATTGGCATCGGCGGCGAGCTGCTGAAAAGCCCGTTCGCGCTCAACCTGCTGCCAACTTTTGAGCGTGAAGGCTCGACGTATTGAGCTTGACGCCCATTGCGCCAAGGTCGGACACGACTTTGTCAAACTTGGCAGAACTTGCGAATTTCGAGACGGAGCCAAGCCCTTCGGCGGCCTTCTTCGCCGACGCGCCGACGGCACCAAGCCCGGCACCGGCGGACTTCCCGGCGGCCCCGAGCTGCTCAAGCCCCTGCGCGGCGACCCCGGCGGGCTGCGCCGTCCCGCCGAGGTCTGCCTGGATCTTCTTCAAGGAAGCGTCAACGACGGCAAGATCGCGGGCCGCTTCCTGCGTGCCGTCCGCCCGTACTTCAATGCCTACCGTCGTTGTGCCGCCTGTCATTGCTTGCCCTTGTTTTTGTTGTGTCCTTCCGTTTCTTTGGCGTAGGCGGCCAGAAAGGCCGCATCCATGCTGCGCAAAGTGAGGATTTCGTAAGGAGTGAGTGGTGTGGAGGTGAGCCGGGCCCATGCTTCCATGTCGGACCATGACAACGCCGTGGGGCCGAAGCCGTTGTTGCCGCGTCCGCCGGAAAGCTCCTGAAAGAAGAACCAGAGATACAACCCGTCTTCGGGAATTGGCATTTCCTCGTCTTCAAGAGAGATTTCAGGGTAGCCGAGCTCTTCCGGCGTCTTCCCCGTCTGCCTGCACGCCTCAAGGATATGATCGCGCTGAGACGCGCCGCCCGCGCCCGCCATGATTTGCGGTACCCACAAGCGGACGGCTTCGCACAGCGCCTCGGTCAGTCCTGCAAATAGACCGAGCGGTCGCTGACGAACTGGTCAACCTGCTCGCGCAGCCACGGGAACCGGGTGTACAGCATGATCGCGTTGTCGCGGCTGCACGGGAGGGGCGCGCCGTCAACAACGACGCCCTTCCAGCCGAGCGTGCAGGCGGCGAGCACTTCGATGCCTTCCGCCTCGAATTTCTCGGGATCAAGAGCCCGGTTACGGAAACCCTTCGCATTGCTCAAGCGGCGCTTGGCGATTGTGGCCGTGGCCTTGCGGTGAATGGCGGAATCGGCACCGGCAAGGGTGATGAAGACGCCCACGGGCTCATTGGTGACGGGATCAAACACTTCGAGCTCCGCGCCAACCTCAGACTTGGCGGCGACGTCACGGGTGGCGAAGTCAAAGGCGGCAACGGTGGTTTCAACGGCGGTGGATTCGGCGGCTTTGGTCATGACTCTATCCTTATAGAATGGTAGGAGGGTTACGGGCCGGGAATGGTGGGAACGGTACGGGTGATCTGGAAGTTGGTGCCAAGCGTCGGATCAAGCGCGGCGGACCACGGGACATTGAGCTGGATCGGGCCTTCGGACTGCACGGAATCGTCAGCGCCGGTCAGCGTGATGGAAGGGATGAGGAACGTGTACGAATACTCGCCGCGCTCAAGGGTGAATTCCAGCTTCACGCGGGAATCGTTGATGAACATCTCGGGAAGGTTTCCGTCGATGTAGAACGCCGAAAGCGTCCCGGTAAGCGTGCTGCGGCCCCAGCTCACGGCCTTCGCCGAACGGTCGAAAATCGCGTACTGCGGCTCAATCCCGTTGGCGAGGGTCAGATCAATGCCGGTCACGACGGCGATCGCCTGATTGTCGATCTTGAGCGAGCCCTTGAAGCTGTCGAACGGATCGGTTTCGCCCACCGGGGTGGGGGACGCCGCGAGCGGCGTGGTGCCCCGCTCGCCGGAAAGCCCGACAATGGAGAGCGTGCCGGAAAGCATTTCATTGGGCTTTACCGAAAGCGAGAACTGATTGACGAAACAGCCGGTATATATGGCGTACTGATTGATATTGGTAAACGCCCGCTCAAGCGTGAAGGCATGGACCGCGACACCGGCTTTCAGGACGTTTTCCGTCCAGTTTCCGGCAAGGGCCGCTTCGAGGAACGGGTCATATTCCTTTGCCCCGAACTCGAACGCGATATCCCCGGCGATCTTGTCCACGCCGGTACGGTGGAAGGGAATCTGACGGTCAGAACGCAGGGCGTTCGACGTGAACGTGTCGCGGGTAAGCGTCAGCGAGCAGGAATTATGGTTGAGCTCGGTCATGGCGGGCGACGCGGGCGTCGTTCCCGGCGTCGCCTCCTTGACGTACCGGAGCCCGTGTTTTGCGCCGGATGCGATGGTGTACATGGCAATATCCTTTAGGCTTGGAAGGCGTAAAAGCCCACGTTGACCACAGCCTCGGTCCGTTTGCCGTCACAAACGGGCGCGGACTTCCGGGGCGTGGTAATGGTTCCGGTTCCGTCGTCAAAGTGGATGTCGTCCCCACGCGGGAACTGTCGGGCCACCTGCCCGGCAAGGGTCGCGGCAAGACTATCCTCCCCCGCCTTCACCACGACTCTGATTTCAATGTGTCCGTCGAGCTTGGTGAGGCCGTTCGCGCCGAGCGTCGCCACCCGCTGGCCTTCAAGGACAATCCGGGCCCGAAGGTGCGAGGCGTGGGGCGGAACGAACGGTTCCCCCTCCCATCCGAGCGGAAGGGCAAGGACGCGGGCCGCGAGACGGACCCGCTCTTTCAGCTCGTCATACAGTGACGCCATCGTTTACCCCTTCGGTGAAGACAAGAGACTGCCGCCAGACGACGGACCAGACGCAGATCCCATTCCCTGCAAGCTCCTCATCCGTGACGGCCTCAAGGCTCCTCACTACGGCGGGGCTCACT